ATTCGTATACCTGGTTTGACTGGACATTGTTCGTAACGTTCCATCAGTTGGATTATTCCACTCACACTCCAAACCTAAACCGTCCGCTGGGAGACCCGCCCAACCCCAGTGTTGGTGTATGTATCTTCTATTTGTAGCTTTTACAGGCGCATTGTAAGCGCATGGATTTGAGCCTCCACCACCATCAACGTAATCCGTGCAAACACTCACCGCGCGACACTTACTCCCTCCACCATAATCAACTTCGGCTGATCCATAAATGATTTCGCCCTCATTGCGGCATTGATTATCTGCGTGATCAGCGGCGTTACATCTGTTTGGAGCCCTATTATAATCTTTCAATGCTTTAACATGTACCCAAGTCGTAGGCATGGGATCTTATATTAATCCAAGAAATTATTGTGGTTTGTTCTTGGCCTTCTTAGCCTCCTCAATTTTCCTGACAATTTCAAAAACATCATCACTGGGGCTGATCTTTTCTTCTGTGTACTTTTCATATCTCGTAAACAGTATGTAAAGTGCGAGAGCGGCAATTACACCGTAAATAATGTTCTGGTTCTTCATTTATACTAAACTAATATTTTTTACACATCCATTGTTAAATTAATAAGAGTTACACGATCGTCTGTCTGAGCAGCACTGTAAAACTTGGATAGAAGAACCTGATCCGTTGTTAACTTTTCTACCATAATTTTAATAGTATCGGGATCCACTTTATCTGAATCTATAAGATAATCATCGAGTGCTTTCTTATCTGCTTCTTCGTATAATTCTCTCCTGTGCTTCATAGACAACCAAATAATTATTATGATGATCGACAGAGTTAATAGAAGTCTGTTCAGTTTCATTTGAAATACAAAAATATTATTTTCTCAGACCATTGTAAAAAACCATGGGAGGAGGAGGTTCACAAACCATTAATCAAACCTTTAACATGGATATTTTGAATGAAACTATTAATGAGACTATAGTTAATACTGCGAGTACACTTTCCGCATCTATGGGCAATGTTCAGAAGGTGAAGGTGACTATTGGTGAGATGGGTCCTAAGTGTGATGTTGATCTTAGCCAGGATATTAACGCTAAATCACAAACTAGTGCAAAATTAGAAGGAGATACCGCTCAGATGGTCAAAAGTAAAGTAGAAGCTGATTTACAAGCCTCGACTGATGCAGCTATGGAAAAGGTTACAGAAGCAGGTAACATGCAGTTTGGTGATAAACAGAATATGAATCAAACAATTAATATGGAACTTCAAAATATTATAAAAAATACTTTCGAGAGTACTACTTTAAATGAAACTATATCTGAAGTTGTAAACTTACAGGATGGTTTACTTGAAATTAAAAAGTGTAATGGTAAGCTTAACTTCTCTCAAAATGTAGTAGCGGAATTACAAGCTAACGCTATTACAAAGTCTCTTTCCAAGCAGCTAAATGATAGCGAAACAATGAGTAAACTCGCTGCAGCCGCGAGTGGTTCTCAGAAGACTGAGAATAAGGGTATTGCCGATATTGTTGATTCTATCGGTAATGCTTTCAACGGTCCTTTGAAGTATGCTATGATCGCTTCCGTGGTGTGTTGCCTGGCTATCGTGGCGATGGTAGTTGCTATGGCTCTTTCCCCGGGTGGGCAGAAGGGTATGAGCAAGGGTATGGGTGGTATGATGAAGGGTATGAAAGGTCGTGGGTTCTAAAATCCGTTGGTAATAATTCCATCAACTCTATATCTATACATATATTCCAATTCTTCATCTTCCTTATGTGTATACGTATAAACCCTAATATCTTTAGTACTGCAATAGTGTATGAATTCGTGATCTAAACACGTCCAATGAAGAATAACCGCGTTTAAACCCATAGTGATGAGAGGATATTCACTTATGTGAAAAGTTGATTCAAAAGTTGATCCTATATTGAAATGATTGGGTAGACTGTATACTATTTTACGATTGAAACTACAGAAAAATATGTTGTCTGTTTGTTCATTTTCATAAAATTTGGAAAGTGTTTTAGCTATATTGAGATTAGACCCCTTTATATCTAAAATTAGAAGTACCTGTCTTATTTCGGGTATCTGTTCATAAACATCCTGAAGTGTACAGATCCCGAGTTCTCTTACCCTCCCAATATTCAAATCGGATATGTATTCCCCTTCAATATATATATCGTGATACAAAACGAGCTCACCCGATCCACAAAGTTGTACGTCAATTTCAACACCATCGTAGTCTCTATGGATAGCCTCCCTTATAGCTTCAATGCTATTATCCTTGTACTTCAGGGAGTATCCACGATGAGCTATGCACTTCATTAACTTAAAGGTATATTTAAAGAATTATATAATGATTCTGAGTATTGATGTTGGTATAAGGAATCTGGCTATGTGTTTACTTGACGACGAAAATGGTAATCTTGTGAGGGAATGGGACGTTTCAGGTGTACCACCCGAACATAAAGATGGAGTCTATGTCTCTCTATGTAAACACTTAGATGAGAGACCGTGGGTTCTCGGGGCTAAAACTATTCTCATTGAGAAGCAACCCGATCGTAATAAGAAGATGATATCGGTGATGCACTTCCTACATGCATATTTCATCATTAAATGCCCTCAATCCGAGACGATACTCTATGATGCTCGACACAAAATCCCCGATGTAGCTGGACCCGGGAAGGCACAATACAATAAGAGAAAGAAGGTTTCCATAGAGAGATGTGAAGCCTTTATAAGGAGTGAACCCACTAATGCACATTGGTTAGATACCTTTCTCAAGTCAAAGAAGAAGGATGATTTGGCTGATACTGTTATGCAAGCCCTCTCATTTGTAAATAGGGTTGAGGTAAAAAGTACAAAGAAACCCAAAAAGACTACAAAGTTAGTCGCTCGCAAACCCAATGAGAATCAAAAAAGGACAAAGTATTCCAAGTCAAACTTAGCTTGGATTTATCTTAATAAACCTGATTGTGAAGTCCTTGAGAACAACAAAAGGTTTATGAAGGATCTTAAGAGGTATTACAGAGATCTCAACGACTTGATTAAAGATTTGAGGGGAACGTAGTTCATAACATAATGCAGAAAAATGTCTTGGATCATGGATTTGTTCGCCTCGTTGACTACATGCCGAGACAAGATTTGGACTCGTCAATCGTACAAGCTGCCCGAGTCTCCTACGGGGATGGCACAAAGACCTCACGTGGCGACAGAGGTCTTATCCGCTATCTACTTAGGCACTGGCACACAACACCCTTTGAAATGGTTGAATTCAAGTTTCACATCAAAATGCCAATATACATCGCACGACAACATATGCGTCACCGCACCTCCAGTATTAACGAAATGTCAGCGCGATATTCGATAGTTCCAAAGGAGTATTATGAACCCGATACCCTACGTGGACAATCCAAGGTGAATCACCAAGGTTCAGAGGGTGTTGTTGAAGTTGGAGATGAATTGGGTACAAAGGTGACCCAACATCTCAGTCATTCTTTTGATGTATACGAGGAACTATTAGAGAACGGATGTTGTAGAGAGCAGGCTCGTGGGAATCTTCCACAATCTACATACACTGAGTTCTATTGGAAAATCAATCTTCATAATTTAATGCACTATCTCCGGCTTCGTATGGAACCTGGTGCTCAAAAGGAGATTAGGGACTATGCAAATGCCATCTATGAACTTATACACCCCCTTGTACCTATATCAATGGAGGCGTTCCAAGACTTTAGGTTAAATGCTATGCAACTCACGGGTCCAGAGATTGAGGCTATAGCAACTGGTAAGGTCATTGATAGCCCAGGTGAGAGAAGGGAGTTTGAGGAGAAGTTGAAGCGTTTGAGAATGCAGACGAACTCATAAACCCTTGATTTTGTAAAATGTTCGCGCCTTTTTATTTATCATTTCTATAAATTGGTCGTTCTTGTTTAAAGTGTCCCCGTATAATCCAGATGGCCAATTTCCTTCAAGGACATAAACATCTGGAAATGCGGGATCTTTGTCTTCGCATTCTACCATAAAGTCCCAACCAATTGAAAAGCAGAAGTTAAAATCACGTTTGTGGAGTTTACAAAGTTTATGTATAACGTCTTCAATTTCAGGGATAGTGTCATGTTTATTTGCAGTCACTTTACCTTTACCATTAACATTTGATGTAATTGTTTCATTATTCTTAAACTCATACCTAGCAAGAACCTCACCGTCGTATGTCGTAACAACTCGATACGATCGTGCACCATCATAGTTACAACTACCAATTTTATCTTGAATAAGACAGTTTTTTTCAGTTGGTTTTACATCCCTACCCTTGATTATTTGAATCCCGTTCCCAGATGTCCCGAACTCTGGTTTAGATATATAATCTCTATCTGGGTCAATGTCTTCGTATTCTCTGTAGGGGTTTGTAGTTGCATTCAATTTTGGGACGCTAATACCATGTTTTGGTAAATACTCGTTCCAGAACATTTTACTTTGCAGCTTTTCTTGTATTTTAGCATATGGTTTGGTGAAACAATACACATTATATAATTGTCCAGTGGAAACTTTGGTAAGTTTGTTTTTATCAAAGTAGAATGGTACTTTAAGATAGTTAGATACACCCGTGTTATGTTGAACTGAGTGATGACTTATAGTCCACCAGTCTAGATCTTGTAATACTGTATATAACATCTTCTTTTCCAAGCTATTTGTGTTTATCGCAAACAATGTACTGTATAACAGTACAAACACAAATATTATATGACCTGGGTTCATACTTTATATATACAATTATTAAAAACAACTTAAAAATTAAATGTCCTTACAATACAACAAGAAGACAATGTTCGCAATCTCTACATCCCCCACATGGTTTGCCAAAACAGACGATTTTAAGAAAATTGGAAAGAAGATCCAAAAACAGAGAAATTCCGAGGTGGAGAGAATTAAGGATAAAATTGGTGACATCGCGCGTGATGAACAGAGGCGCGTTAAGGAATATTTCAAGGAACATCAGGATATCATCAAGAAAAATAAAGATGAGAAAACTAAGACGAAAAAGAAGAGTAACGCTAAAAAGATCGATCTTTACGAAAAGTAATCCATATAGCAACTCCCATGAGTATAGCAGCAAGTGGTGTCCCATTGAATCTTTCGGCTAATAAAGCACATATTACACTGTATTGAACAACACGTATCTCCTGCCTTGTTTTAATCATAGACCGTTTCATCCCTGCTCTCGATCTCTCAAGACCGAGAACAGTTGAATTTATTTTTCCAATCTTTGAGGGAATGTCCGTAGTGTTCTTTATAATTTCAGATACATCAAGAGACTCTAAAAACTGTTCTTGAATCAATGGTTCCAGGTATGTAAAGTAATCAAAGTCTGGATCCAACTGTAAACATATTCCTTCAATCAAGGAAAACGACTTTGCTAAATATACAAAACTTGTTGGTACAACAAATGGTTTTTCCATCGCGAGTTCGGCTGCTAACTCATCGTTCATTATGGCACCACCATCAAGATTTTCCAGATACCCTAATATTGTCTCGAAAAATACTTCAATATCACTTATATCTGAAGATGTTGGTACAATGACACCCAACCTAATTAATATTTGAACACACCCTTTCGTATCTCGTTGTATAATACATCCGAATAAATCTGAGAAACCTTGTTTCAAATCGTCGTCCAACTCTATCAATAAACCAAAATCATAAAACACCAATTTCCCATCTTTGGAAATAGCCAGGTTACCTGGATGTGGATCACCATGAAATAATCCACTGTCCATCGTTTGAATCACATAAGAATTCACCAAAGCTTCACATACTTTTTTCTTATTGATGTTCTTAATTTGGATATCCGTAATTTTATCCGCCTCTACATACTCCATTACAATCATATCATCGGTACAGTACTTCTTATACACATACGGAACCTTTATCCAATCAACACCCTTCAAACTTTTTCTAAACTTAATCGCATTTTCAACTTCTTGTCTATAGTTAGCTTCACCAAGAAGATATTCAATTGAATCGTTTAGAACAAAATTGGAACTCGAACCTGTATCTATACCGATAGACTGAATAAAATCCAGTATTTTCTTGACGTTTTCTGTGTCAGTCTGCATGATATCGTAAATCCCAGGTCTTTTTAATTTTACAACAACCTTTTTACCATTCTTCAAGGTGGCTTTATGTACCTGTCCTATACTCGCAGACTTGAACGGAATCTCATCAAACTCTTTGAATATATCCTTATTTACAACATCTTTTACAAGACTAAAATCAAATGGTGGTACATTATCTTGAAGAGATTCGAGTTCTTTGGTAAACTCTGGTGGATACAGGTCTCCTCTCGTAGATGCTATTTGCCCTAATTTTACAAATGTTGGTCCAAGCTCTAGAAGTTCACCTTTCGTCCATCGTCCGAGTTCAGCTTTATCATCCGTAAAGCGCTCTTTAAATAGATATTTCGCGGCAAACTTCCATGTCTTTACCTTCTGATTTGCCGCCAACTTGACAGGTGGCGTTTTCATATTGGCTATACACAACATATCCTGTAGTATATTCAGAACTTTTTTTTAAACTATGAAATTTTATCTTATGTTACATTAATGAAATCCTTGTCATCTTTTCTTGGACCACTCAGTAATACAACTGAGAAAACAATTCAGAGTCAGCCAATTATTTTTACACTTATCATTTTGTATCAGGGTTTATTCTCGGGTAATGCCATAAAGATTCCACAAAATCTTAGATACCTCTTTAACAGTAAAATTTTCCGATTTATGTCACTTATGCTCATTGCGTTTAGTGCCACTAAAGATATTGAGTACGCTCTCATATCAACCGTAATTTTCCTCGGTGTTATGTATGCCATCAAAACACCAGAGGAACGTGAGACCCAAGGAATTATTTAAAATCTTATGTAATTGTAAAACATGGCGAAACTTCTAAAAGCCGCCAGTCTCAACTTTGTGGCTATATTACTCTTCACTCTCATCTATTTTACCATCTCCAAAGCAGGTGAGGAACAATTTAATGGATTGGATAAGAACTCCAGTTTTTTCGATCACCTGTACTTTGCCTTCACTGTGCAATCAACCGTGGGATTTGGTGACATGTATCCTATCAGCCCCATGGCTAAAACTGTAGTTATGGCTCAACAGACTCTACTCGTCTTGGGTCTTCTCGATCTTCTTTCAGAGGCGGCTCCAACAGTCGCGAAGAATATTCGCACTGTACCCAACATGATGACAAAGATGATGTAAAAATATATTAGTTTAAATTAGAATGAAAGTTCATATCGTTGGTGCAGGACCCACAGGTATGTCACTTGCGTGGGAGATACTCAGGTCGGGTGATCATGAAATAACAATTTATGATAGAAAGACTTCCGCGGGAGGATCATGGTGGGAACCTACAGAAGAAATTAGAGATCTTCATGCACATCGTATAGTTTTTGATAAAGCATTTGTTAATACCAAAAGTCTGTTCAATGAGATGGGTATTAATTGGGATGATATTTTTGAACCAGTTCAAGAAAATGCCTACGGCTACGTCTTACGATCGTTGTCACTAAAAGATTACGGAACTCTAACATCTTTAGCTGCGCGTGTACTTACTAAACCCAGGAAGTATAGGGGTGTATCCCTCAAAGATGCTTTGGGTCCATTGAGTGGGGATGGACAAAAGATAGTAGAGCACCTCCCCCTCATAATGGACGGTGTTACTTGGGATGTAATGTCTGCGTGGGAGTTTGTCAAGAGTTTTGACCATGTAGCACTATCCAAGCAATATACACAAAAGGTGTCTGGTAAGGTCATGTGTGATGCAATGCAACAATCCCTTGAAGATGTTGGTGTGGAGTTTGAGTTTGGGAAGGAACTTGTAAACATTGACTACATGGAGGATGGTTATATAGCTAATTTTTCAGATAGAACTAAGATTGGTGATGGAATGTTATTTTTATGTTTAGATAACAGTCCAGCATATAAGTTACTTAGTGACAATTGGGGTCCGGATGCAGAAAAGAAGGTTCGTGATAGTACCTACGGTGCCATAAACATCTTATTTGATTTTGATGAACCAGTTGAACTTAAGACTGATCTTGAAATTGTCGCAAATACCAAGCTAAAACTTCAACCAGTTGTTTTGTCGGATGATAAAACTATATCATGTGTTATTTGTAATTTGACTGAAGATATTCTAACCATGCCACCAGAGGAATTGAGAACTTTAGTTTTGGGTGAATTGGATGTACCTCTACCAAGAGAAATCCGTTTTGGTTGGGGTTCTGAATGGGATGGAAAAAGATGGCAGTTTTCCCAATCTTCGGGGGTTCTTAGCCTTTATGGACAACTCCCGTTCTTTGGTGAATGCCCAAATGTAGCTATGTGTGGTATGATGTCCCCCCGTAATACACCCTATTCCAGTATTGAAGCCTCTGTAGAAGTTTCTAGGGCACTCAGTCACAAATGCTTCGGAACTCGAGAACCTATGAACCCGCTTCTCCTCACACAAGTTGTCTCAGTGACAATTTTAGTACTTATAGTTTTAATTCTCATTTATCGTAACAGAAACGCATGAAGTTTCTTGCGAAAGTATACTGTCCCATGTATGATCATAACGATAAGAAATACATACGTTTGATCATTCCTGAAAATTGCGCAGACTACGTAAAACGTACACAACTTAACAAAGCCTTTTTAATAAAAAATAGTCACGTGGATAATCCGTTAGATGGTAGAGTCCTTACTGTAAAAATTCCTTTTCGCTATAGGAGGTGTATGTGTGAGGTCAAAGGTAAACCTATACAATCTCTTATAGAGGGTGATGAAGTGACGGTTGAAATTGGTTTTGCTGGTGTTTGGAATGTAGGTAATTATTCCGGATTTGCATGGAAACTTTTAAGTTGTACATTCATTTAAAGTTTATTATATCTAAATAAGTAACATGTCAGTTCTCACAAGAACTGGATATTTAGTAAGTGAAGGACCAATTCAAGAAATTAAAAAGGAACTTACCGTAAGACCACAAGTCAATGGGGACTATGGATTTCCTCCACCACCTTTTAAAGTTTTCAGAACAACTAAGAATGGAGTCTGTGTTCCAAGATTCTACGGAACTTCTAAAGTTGGAGAGCCTAAGGAGGACAGGAGACCCCAACCAGCTCGTTCCAGTGCCAAGTTCGTCGGACAACTCAGAGATGCAACCCATCAAAATGAAGCATTGGCAGCAGCAATTAAAGCAGGGCACGGTGTCCTTTCTTTACCATGTGGGTATGGCAAAACGACGGTATCCTTGGCCATAGCTTGTAAATTAGGGTATCGCACGATGATTGTCGTTCACAAGCAGTTTTTAGCTGACCAATGGCGGGAACGTATTCAGCAATTTTGTCCAGGTGCTACTATCGGTATAGTTCAACAGGATAAGAAAGAGGTTGAATGTGATTTTGTTATCGCTATGCTTCAATCTCTTTCGCTCAAGGAATATAGTTTTAGCGATTTTGATTCTATAGGAACTCTGATAGTCGATGAAGCACATCACATCTGTGCAAAGGTGTTTTCTCAATCCCTATTCAAAATGTGCCCTAAGCATATATTCGGTCTATCAGCAACTCCGGAAAGGAAGGATGGTCTCACAAAAGTGCTTCACTGGTTTATGGGTTCCACATTCTTTGCCGTTGAGAGGAAAAATCAGGAACAGGTGGAAGTGTTTCCAATTACATTTGATTCATTCAACTATAGAAATCCTCCACCTTCTATGAGAAATGGGAAGATTTCAATGCCAAATATGATTACAGAAATAGTTGAAGATAGAAAGAGAAATCAAATGCTTGTGGAACTTGTAAAGAAAGCTTCAGCGGGTACGAGACAGCTCCTCGTTCTAAGTGACCGTAGACAGCATTGTGAAATGCTTCACCAATGCTTCCCAAAGAGTTCAGGTCTTTACATGGGTGGTATGAAGGAGGCTGACCTCCAGGCTTCTTCAAAGAAGAAGATCATTTTTGCGACGTTCTCACAAGCCCATGAAGGTTTAGATATTCCAACTCTTGATACAGTCATTCTCGCTTCACCCAAATCTGATATAACTCAAAGTATCGGTCGTATCATGAGAGAGACGAAAGGTAAGAAGAACAACCCTCATATATATGATATACACGATCCGTGGTCTCTCTTCACTGCTATGTATTACAAACGAATGAAGATTTATCGTCAAGGTGGTTTCAAAATACACGGTAAAGCTTTGGAAGAAAAGAAAGCTGACTTCCCTCAGGGAAAGTGTCTGTTTTTATAATCTAAATAATAATTAAATGTCTGGTGCATTGATTCAATTGGTTTCCAGAGGTGCTCAAGATGTTTACTTAAATAGTGACGATGGACACTCATTTTTTCGTATGAAGTTTACAAGGCATACAAACTTTTCCCAAGCTCCAAAATTCATAAAAACTATTACGGATAAAGATCCTAGTTTTACCATACCTGTTTTAGGTGATCTTGTAAACTGTTTATGGTTCGAAGGTGTCGATAAAAACTCAAACGTGTCTTCTAATCTTCTTTACAACTCCACTATTGATCTATTGGTGGGTGGTCAAAAAATTGATTCACAACACTATGATTATTATGCTGATATATGGCCCAACTATCTCGCAGACACACATCCTAAGTCTCAAGAACTCACGAATAAGACGAGTATTTCACATAGGAACTTCCAACCTATGCATTTTTTCTTTTGTGATCACGGAGCATTTTTACCCCTTGTAGCACTCGCACATCACCAGGTAGAAGTTAAAATTAATTTTGATGAAAATAGTTTAGTGAATTACAGCGAAGCATTAAAGAAAATTAACGTGTATGCAAATTACATATATTTAGACAAAGATGAAAGAGAATCAATGGTCAGAAGACAAATGGACTTTGTTATAACACAAACACAAAGAATAGAGTATCCATTCTCAAATGTATTTGATAACACCATAGAATCGGGTGGATATAACGATTTAGATCTATCGTATTTAAATCACCCCGTCAAGTCAATATTTTTTGGATTTAGTGCCACTAATATTGATCCTACGAACGATCGTTTTACATTCAAAAACGCGGATATACAAATAAATGGTACACCTCTACTTGAGAATATGTCACCTACTTATTTTCACACAGTTCAAAACTATTATAAGTCTAAACATGGTGTATCAGATTTTAGAGTTGATTCGGATGATCTTATGTATACAAGATACTTTGGGTATCACTTTGGATTAAACGCATCAGACTACAATCCTTCAGGTAGTTGTAATTTCAGTAGACTCGATAACGCCAAACTTATATTACGGGGTGTAGAAAAGGGTATACTTAGAGCAAACCAAAATGAACTATATGTGCATGCAGTGAATTATAATGTGCTCAGGATCAAGGATGGTCTTGCCGGAATTTTATTCGGAAACTAATGTATAAATGGGTAGAACCGCCAGGTTCGAGCAAATCTATGTTGCGAGTTTAGAAGCAGAACCCGTTGAGAATGAAACTCTTACAGGAGTTAACTCTATTCTAACCAGGGAGATTGAAGTAAATGAGGTTAAAATTAATAGTTCCGATGGTGTAAAAGGTCGTTTAGGTTTGGCGAATAACATTCCAACTAAACAGTTTTCCCTTGGAACTGAACTTTATATGGATAAAGATGATACACATGTTTTTGATCTCAAAGCATCTGGTAGGGCTAATCGCTTTTTCGTTAATCAGAACTTAGCTGTTGGTACTGTCAATCCAAGTAAAGCATTTCAAGTAAATGCTGGTGCAGTGAGAAAGGTTGACATTGATATAGAAGGTCATAATCTCATGACGGTGAGTGGTAATTTGGTGTCCACAAATGTGATCGTCAATGATAAATTAAGTTTATCAAATATTGTAATTGATGGGGCTGCATCCAATATTATTAGTGTGAATGGTGGTATCAAAACCTCAAACTTGTCAATTGGATCTAATGTTGCATTTTTTGATAATGGTCCTGGTACTAATGTAGGTGTTATAAGTGGTGATGTATATCAAACTGGTAATTTACATATGATTGGTAATTTGTTTGTAACTGGTAATGTAACAGTTTCAGAAGTAGCTAAATATATTGTTGCACAAGATTTAAGGGTTTCTAATATAGTTATTCATTCTGGATTTGGAAATGATGTGTTATCACGAGAAACTGGTTATGTTATGACACCCGGTGTAGGATATTCAAATGTAGCCATAGCTTTTGTCGGTGGTGCGAGAGGGAGGGAAATGGGCTTCTTTCAAACAACTGCATATGGAGGTTTAAATTCTGCTGAAATACCTAAGTCACCCGGTGTGGTGAATGTACATGTAAGTGGTGATATATATACCTCAAATGCAGTGGGTGTGGCAAATATTTTTCCTACCCACGACCTTTGTGTGGGATCAAACCTCTTCGTTGAAGATACAGGTTCTAACGTTTTAGAGGTACATGGAAATACATATACACAAAAGCTAAAAGTAGGAAGTGGTGGTATTTCGGTTGGAAATCTCCTCACTATGTTACCGGGTGAGGAAGCACCTGTGGTGATAAATAGTAACGTGAGAATGAATGCTTTACGTACGACGGGTACAACTCCATCGGGTATTTCCAATGTTACACCAACGGATACACTGTCTATCGGTTCAAAAATATACGCCAACCTAACAGCTGCAGATACTCTTACAATTTTTGGTAACACAGCGACAACAAACTTAATTACAGAATCAGTTAGTTCAACGTCTAATATAATAATTCATGCTGACAGATATGGTGGTGATAGTGTTGTAAATCCACTTGTTCTCAAATCTGGTCCATCCTCTTCAAATGTAAGTTCCATTGAGATTTTTGGTGCAAGTACATCCAATACTCATCAAAATATTAGATTCAAAACAAAAAATACCGAGAGGATGAAAATTACATCAAACGGTCACGTCGGTATTAACGAAACAAATCCAACACAAAGACTTACTGTAAATGGCAACGCTTTTGTTATGGGTAGTAACGTGATGATGTTTGGAAACTTGTGGGGAACAACCTCCAATACATCTATGCAAATGTTTTCAAGTCCTAATGTAGGTGAAAATAAAGTCGAGAATATAGTCAAATCTGGTAAAGGTCTCAACTTTTATGCAAGTACCACACCCACCATGGGTACACCAAAACTCACCATATTAGAATCAAGTAATGTTGGTATCAACGTCGCCAATCCCATTGGGGCACTTCATACAACGGGTGGTACAGTGTTTATAAATAATCAAGTTGTGAATCGTGGTACATATGTTCATCAAGAAACACCAATGGTTATCACTAACACATACCCGATCACAAGTACTACTGATATGGGTCGTGTATTAGACTTATCACGAGAAGGTAATGGAACCCAGGATGGTGTAAGAGCGTCATTTAAATTGGGAAAACATGAAACTTCAACTGGAACTTCCAAATCACGTTTTGATCTTTATTTAGCGAGTGACAACTATGAAACGGATAATGATGTCATGACATGGTTAAGTACCGGCAAAGTTGGTATAGGACATACACAACCCAGTGCTCACCTCGAAGTTATGGGTACGGGTATAGGAGATCCAACTAGAAATGGTATTCTTGTGCATAACCACGATAATGGTGATGCCATAATTGCAGCAGAAGCTAAATTAAACGTGGGGAATGCATATACGAGTTATATACTTGAAAATGGTGGAGCTCTCACAGGTTGGACCACGGGTGTAACAAAGGATAACGATTTTAGAATTACAGAAAATTATCAAAAAGTTTTGGATCCGGGACAAGTGGCTTTATACATAAATAATGGAACAAGGAATGTGGGAGTTGGAACCGATCAACCTCGTGCTAAACTCGAAGTTTCTGGTAATTTAGTGGTTGGTAATGAAATCACATTTGGTGGTACCCTCGGTGATGAGTATGGAAACACTCGTATAATTGACAGAATTTACGGTACACAATATACACAATCTGAGTTACTTCTTTATAAAGGTAATAACGATGGGTCGGTTAATCAGGGTCCAGATAGAATTAGACATATTGCGGGTGAGCACGTGTTTCAAACTTATACAACTTCGGGTGGGACTCTATACGGTGGCAATCAAATCTTAGAAACTATGGATGCTATATCTAACAAGTCGTTAGTAATAACAGATTTAGGAAGTACCGGTATAGTTGTCATAGGTGGTAATAGAACTCATGGAGCTGCCGCATATGCCGAAGATTCTGGTACCAAATTAGTTGTTAACGGTAGTATCGTCTTTACCGGTAGTGGTAGTTTCAAAACAACTGGTTTAGAGTTTTCAACTACAGAGTTAGGTGCAAGCTATAACATTATTAGAAGTGCAGTAAATGGTAATACCCGACGTCCAATCACATTTGCACACGGGGGGGTAGGTTTTACAGACTCCGAGTTTTTTCGATTTGATAACGATGGTCGTATCGGGATGGGCACGACTCAACCCACATCTAATATACATGTATACGATACAACACCCAGTGATATAAACTTATTAAAACTTCAAAGTACTGGTGTAAATAAACAAACTGGTGCACTTTTATACACAAATGAAGGAGAAGGTGGATTCATAAAAGGATTCAATAACACAGTGAATAGAACAACTGGTCTGGCTTTAGGTGTAGCTAACAACAGTACAATTGTAAACAATCTCAATCTAATTCACACAAGTAATGTAGGTGTAGGTACACCATCACCTCTTCGTCAGTTACACATACTTGACAGTCGGACGACAGGTGAAAACGGTACTATGAGAGTGGAAAGTTTATCTTCAAATGCGAGTATAGAACTTACCACATCATCTGGTGGAAACTCAAATATTTATGCAGATAGAACGGGTAACGTATATATACAACCATCTTCTGATACAACATTTGTAGATAGCGATCTCATTATAACTGGTGATCTGGCAGTACAGGGGAACTTTGCGTTCACAGAACTTGGTGTTAATCTTGGTTCTAATTTACCTACAACAGATTTTGAGGTTGGTGGAGGTGCTATATTTGGAAGTCAAACGGGTGGAGTTCAACGCAAATTTTACTCTAAATCATTTCAAATTACTACAACTAACCCCTCTAAAGATATTCAATTAATTTTTGGTACGGGTGCTTTCTATGCCAAGGTTATAGCGATGTTGAGAAGAACCGATGGTTCAACGACAAAGGATTTGAGTACTATGATCCTTGAACTCCAAGGAGGTTCTGGTGATGAGAACACTCCATCTGACATTGACGTAGCTGTGGGTACGAAAAATATATTCGGTGGTACAAACAACTATCCATGGAGTTCAACTGTTATAACAGGACAACGAGGTATAAGTATCACACCGTATAATGAAGACATCACTCGCGACTATTATTATGACATTTCGGTAGAATTGATGACAGCATCTGGTGGAAAACTGGTTAAAATCACAAGTAATCTCACTGATCCACTTGGACTTGACAATGGCAATGGCGGAGCGCGCACACCTGCTTGGGCCTCTTTTGACTACTAATCAATTTTACCATTCGGGGAAGACCCAAAGGTAGAATCAATTTAATTTAATTTAATTATGCCCTGATGGAATCAGAGACGGCTAAGAAAAGCACGCCGACAATGAAAGCCATGACGACGTAATTGCACTCAGTATCTTCGAGGCCAGTGGATTCTGACTTGACCTCTACCTTCTTTGTGACGACGGGTTGCTCACGCCGCACAGGAGGTTCTAGTTCCTCCAAAGGACAGTAACCTATCATTTATACATTACTTAGAGATTAATTTCAGTTTTCTTCTTTCGGCGGACTCTCTTGGGCTTTGCTCCACCGACTGCAACCTCCTTAACCTCCCCACCAGTAGAATCTCCCGAAATGGAGATTATATCCGACACATCATCGTCCATATCCACCGAATCCGCCTTTGCCATACTTGTGTTCATAGGTGGTGGTGGTGGCATTGAAATTCCCCCCATTAGACTGGAAATATCAATCCCAGGTCCTTGCATCTCATATTGACCAGTTCCTCCAACTGGGGCTGCATCACCAGGTCCCGAGGGTGCACGGGTTGTGTTCTGCACAGCAGACATCATATTCTTTACGAGGTCTGGGTTCTGCTTGAGAACGTCATTCATATTGGGTAGAGCACTTTTGAACATTGAGTTGGTAAGATGGAACATCATAGCGGAACCACCAAGCATCATGATGAGCTTGACCTCTGGTGCAACGTTCACCTTGGATCTATACTTCACGTAAAGCTCTTCAAAGACTCCATCGTAGTCATCTACCCCCTCCATCACGCTTTCAGACCAACCCTCCAACTGAATCTCAAAGGGGTTGTAACGCTTATTAAGGAACTCGAGACCTGTCACACAGGCTACAAGCATACGACGAGAGAAGCGAACAGACTGTTCAACGTCGATACTGTAAGTAATTCTCTTAACCTCCGTACGAAGTTCCTCAACAGTAGAGTAGGCGTTCAACCTCTTGTTCACATTAAAACCCTTCTTCTCAAGACGGGATAATTTGTTGAGAAGATCACTCTTCTCTTCATCTACGGAGCTATAACCCTTAGAGGGTTGTTCACTCTGAGAACCACCAGGACCCTCATCTGGTCCATCATCAAAAAACATTGGCTCATCTTCACCGTAATCAATCTCTTCATCCATTTGAGGTTGAGCAGGAGCTGACTGTTTATTTGGGTTAACGAATGCATCCATAGCTTCTTGGTGATGCATCTGTGAGGGAGGAGGTGGTCTGCTTTGTGCAGGACGGCGTACAGGCTGGGGACGAGAACTGTTAATTTCAATTTCATCCATGAGAGCCTGTTCATCGGCGTCCAACTTCATGACATTAGTAGTCCCACGATCAATGACAATTTCTTCGTCCATCTACTCTCTATGGGGAAACTATTAAATTACCTTTAACGCACTTTTGAAAAAATTATATATGTACATTATAAATGTTTAACCTTAACCGTACCAACAGAAATGCTCTCATCAGTATTTTCACCCTGATCACCGTGATTTTTGTCATCGGTATGCTCAAGCAATCCAGTAAGTATCAGCCTAAGCCCCTCATAATTAAGACTGCCAACGAGGAGTCCATCTTTACTCTCCCTAACGAAATTGCGTGTACTCCCGGTTTCACTTCGGATGGAAGCACTTACACCAAGGCTCTCACTCCAGGTGGACTCTGTGGCTCAGAGGCTCTTGTTGCCGGTCAAGCTGGCGGCTATGAAATTGAGGATGGAATCGGTGGATCTTTAATCTAAGCCTAATATAAATGGCTTTGGTTACTTCTCCCCAGACTATTCCAGACCTTAAATATGAATATCATACTATAACTATTGATTCCATTGGTCAAGATAGCGCTAATAGTTTTACTTGTCACCTTCAACAACCCCTCAAAAATGTAGTTCAGGCAAGACTTCTTGGGGCTCATATTCATTCCAAAGATAATACTGAGCACTGCTACATATCTATTAACGAATTAGATTCCATCTTTAATGATCGTGCTTCTAATGTTCTCACTGGACAAGGGAATATGAGTATGCTCAGAGGCTCATTCGCGAGTATCGTAACAGATAGCACTACTCACAGTGGTTCAGATTCTCTTATTAAGTTCAAGGATGATTATCCAATTATTACCCAGTATGTAAACCCAATTAGACAAATTGATCGTATCAGTATTGTTATTAGAGATCAAGATGGTGCCACCATCAAGAACTCCTCAACTGCTGGTGATAACTTTTTAGTTTTTAAATTTGTGTGTAGAAAACCAAACTTGTAATTTTCTCTATTTAAAGTAGTAATAAACATGTCTTCAGGTATTGTTCAATTAGTGGCAATAGGTGCCCAGGATGAGTTCATCATGGGTAACCCGGAGATATCGTTTTTTAATTCCAAATTTAAAAGGCACTCCAATTTTTCACAATCCGTTGAGAAGCAGACGATACGCGGAGATGTGAAAAACAATTCGATGTCAAGTGTTCAGATTGAAAAGTCAGGTGACATGCTCGGTTATATGTATATGACTATAGATGATGGTGTAGAGGCTGTAGATACTTCGCGTTGGGATCTTGTTATTGATAAGATTGAACTCCTAATAGGTGGTTCCGTTATTGACACCCAAGATAGTATCTTCACGGAAAAGATTGCTATAGATACTTTTGCACAAAATGTTTCACGATCTGCTATTGGAACACACCCAGGTGTACACGCGCGATCGTTCTTCTACCCTCTCCGGTTCTTTATGTGCGAAGGACCTCAAAGCGCCTTACCTCTCGTAGCCTTAAACTATCATAACGTGGAACTTAGAATTTATTGGGGAAGTCAAGCCTCTAATTATAATATAGAGTTCTTTGCAAACTATTATTATTTAGACAATGAAGAACGTGGAAATATGGCTACTCGTACTCATGATATGCTCATAACTCAAGTTCAAAAGAGTGTACCAAGTGGAGAAAACGTTCAAGAGCTCATTTTTAACCACCCTGTTAAGTATTTGGCGTCATCAGATACAAGTGTTGACGGTGCTCTAACTTCACCAAGAAATAAACTTAAATTAAGTATTAACGGTGTTGAACTATCTAATTTTAAATGGGGAAGACCACATTTTATGGATGTTACTAATTATTATCATACCAATTTTGTAACTTCTCCAGATTTCTTCCTTTACTGTTTCTGTTTAATTACGAGTTCGTTACAGCCTACAGGGTCATTGAATTTTAGTCGTGTAGAGAGTGCAAAACTTATGAGTGAATCCTTACCTATTAATGATCCTATATATGCAGTTAGTTACAATATTCTTCGAGTCCAGAATGGTCTCGCCGCTTTACTCTACGCAAATTAATTTAGCAATGTATATTAAATAGTTGTCAGTATGCAAATATTTGTCAAGACACTGACAGGTAAAACGATAACTCTTGAACTTGAGTCTTCAGATACTATTGATAATGTGAAGACAAAAATTCAAGACAAGGAGGGTATTCCACCCGATCAGCAGCGGTTGATCTTTGCTGGAAAACAACTAGAAGATGGTCGCACCCTCGCCGACTATAACATTCAGAAAGAGTCTACACTCCACTTAGTCCTCAGACTTAGGGGTGGTGTTAAGAATCTTCCATCAGTGGAAAGGAGTACTAAGATTCGCTTCGGTAAACATGTACCAGACTCTACAGAACAGGAAGAAAATACTATTGTTTTTAATGCTTCAAATGTGACTGTTCCAACTCCATATGGTGATGCAGTTTATTTATCCCCAATTAGAAATAAAACTGATTATACAGCTCCAGAAATTGTACTTCTTATGTACGATCGTAATACCAAAGAAATTACAGAGTCTGGTGAGTCTGCAAATGCTCTTATTGGTGGTTCAACGTTGGATACTGTATCAAATCGCAGTAATGCCACTTCAAATACCATTCAATTTGTAGGTCCAACTAATGGTGTTTCTTTTGTCACAGATGCAAACGTTGGTTTTTCAAACCTGGATCCCAAACACACGGTGAGTGTGGGATCAAACCTCTACATTGATGATGTGGGTTCGAATGTCCTCGTTGTTTCTGGTAATGTTGCCATTTTAAATAGCCTTACTATTGATGGTAATCTTAGGGTGAATGGTGATACCAGTGTTATTTATACTGAAAATACGTCTATCAAGGATGCTCTCATTGAACTTGGGACAAACAACGGAGCGAGTGATACAACACTTGATTTAGGTATTCTTATGCATCGCCCAGATGCATTGTCAAACGTAGTCATAGGTTATAGGGAAGGTACAGATGAGTTTGCATTAGCTTATACCGATGCAAAACCAACCGATAAGACATTTACTCCAAAAATGGATGAAGATATTAATGTGCACGTCTACGGTTTAACCCACGTGGATGCCAATATTTATGCACACGAGGATGTTATCGTGGATGGAAATGTCTACGTGACTGTAAATGTTTCTATTACAGAAGAATTGACCGTTAGCAACAATGTGTATGCCGATAAGGATCTTGAAGTTGTGGGTAACGTCTATGTGGATGGAAATGTAGTAGCCTATAAGGACTTTACCCTAACTGGCAACGCTTATGTAACTGGAAATGTCAATATTACCGAAGAATTAACTGTTAGCAACAATGTGTATGCTGATAAGGACCTTGAGGTTATGGGTAATGTTTACGTAGATGGAAATGTGGTAGCCTACAAGGATTTCACATTAACAGGTAACGCATACGTATCTGGTAATATTTCAATTACCGAAGAACTCACTGTCACAGGAAATATCTACGCCGATAAGGACCTAGAAGTTTTGGGTGATACTTATATCACAGGAAATGTCACGATTGATTCTACAACACTCCATGTAGATACAGAAACTAACCGAGTGGGTTTGGGGACAATAACACCAAAATCCACTCTCGATATTCTTGGTAATGTCTACGTGACTTCAAATATTAGCACAGCTTCTAATGTTCTTATTACTGGTATCGCAGCTGCTACTTCTAAAACCACTGGTGCTCTACAAGTTACTGGTGGTGTAGGCATTCAAGGAGATCTTCACGCTACACATGCAAATCTTGAGGGTGTTGAGGCTGATAACCTTACGGTGACAAATGCAACTCAATCTACTTCCAAAGATACCGGAGTTGTGGTTATAACTCAAGGTGGTTTGGGTGTTGAGGCTAACATTCACTCTACAAATGTCTTCGCGGTATCCCATATAGGTGTGGGGACTTCTGCTACTTCTAATACTTTTGATGTTAGAGGTACAGCCAATGTAGGTGCTCTCGTTACGACATCTACCCACATTTCAGACTCAACTACATCTGTCTCAAAGACCAGTGGTGCTCTCCAAGTGACTGGTGGTACAGGTATTCAAGGTACTCTCTATGCAGCTGATACAACTCTAGACAGTGTGCGAACGTTGAACATGTCAACAGGTACGGTACCTCTTACAGATGCAACTAAGAAACTTGTTGATTCTCTCATTACTCAAAATGAGGATGGTTCAATTATAATTGCAGCGAACGTGGAAATTACGGGTAATATTTCTGTGGTAGGTAATACATTTGCACTTACATCAAATGACGTGATTATAACTGATCGTATCCTTGATTTAGCTAATAATAATATATCTACTTCACTGGATATTGGTATTCTCATGGAACACCCGGGTAAGAATATATTCGTTGGTCACCATACTAATCCTGATGACTACTTTTCTATAGGTTATACATCTAATGGATACACAGAGGATCATGTAGAATGGAATGGAACAGATCATATTACAGCGAATGTATGGGGGCATCTCATCACACAAAACACTGTGACAGTTGAATACGGAAATGTTTACATCGTCGATGGTGGTCTCGGTATTGGAGTTGGTCAAAGATATGGTGATAATAACCCTGATTCAAAACTATATGTAACTGGTAATGCCCACGTAACTTCAAATATATCTACTGACTCAAATGTCCTCATTAGTGGAGATGCCGCTGCCACTTCAAAGACGACAGGTGCCCTCCAAGTGACTGGTGGTGTAGGTGTACAAGGGGATCTTCACGCTGCAGGTGCCAATCTTGAGGGTGTAGAGGCGGATAGTATAACTGTCACGGATGCAACACCTTCCAGTTCTAAGGATACAGGTGCTCTTATAGTAACTGAAGGTGGTTTGGGTGTTGAGGCTAATATCCACTCTACTAATGTTTTCGCGGCGTCCCATATTGCAATTGGAACATCGGATACTTCTTATGCTTTAGATGTGAGAGGTACAGCCAATGTTGGCATTTTAACATCACCAAATGCTACAATTACAGATGCAACACCTTCCAGTTCTAAGGATACAGGTGTTGTAGTTATAACCCAAGGTGGTTTGGGTGTTGAGGCTAATATCCACTCTACTAATGTTTTCGCGGCGTCCCATATTGCAATTGGAACATCAGATACTTCTAACGTATTAGATGTGAGAGGTACAGCTAACGTGGGTCCCCTTGTTGCAACATCTACCCACATTTCAGATGATACGGTAGCATCTTCAAAGACGACTGGTGCCCTCCAAGTGGCTGGTGGTGTGGGTATTCAAGGAGATATTTATGCTGCGGGTGCAAATCTTGAGGGTGTGGAAGCGGATAGTGTAACTGTGACAAATAATACTACATCTACAGATAAAGATACAGGTGCTTTAATTGTTACAGCGGGTGGTGTGGGCATAGAAGAAAACCTAAATGTTGGTGGTGTTACCAAAGTTTGGGATGAGACAGATGCTATCACAACAACAAGTGGAGCTTTACAAGTTGTTGGTGGTTTAGGAGTTGCAAAAAATATATACGGTAAAAATGTAAACTTTGAAGACGCTGAGGTAGATAGCCTTAATGTAACCGATACAACTATATCTGCCAATACAATATCAGGTGCCCTTCAAGTAGCTGGTGGTATTGGTGTGGCTAATAATGTTCATGTCGGTAACGATGTATACATAGGTTCAAACTTGAATGTTGATACAAATACTCTTCATGTAGATTCCGTAGCAAATCGAGTTGGTATTGGAAAAACAAACCCGGGTTACAGTCTGGATGTCGTGGGTGACATTAACTTTTCAGGTGATTTTTATAAAGGTGATGCCCTATTCGTTAGTACACCTTGGACAATAACACCCGCGGCGGGATCTAACGAAGATCTTTCCTACACATCTGGAAATGTTTCTGTGGGTACTGCAACATTTCATGTGGATTCTATAACGAATAATGTTGGTGTTGGAACAACGCAACCAGGTTTTGATCTGGATATAGCTGGTGATATAAACTTATCGGGACAACTTTATCAAGATGGTCTTCCATTTGGGTCTTCGCCGTGGACTACAAGCGCAAACCTGCTGACTTACAATAAGTTGAATGGTTTTGTTGGTATATCAACTGATTCCCCCGACGCCAATTTACATGTATCGGGTAATATTCATGCCAATAATCTTGAGTGTACAAATTTAATTTTTGATACGGTCTTAGTAACACCATCAGCGGGGTTAAATAATGTTATTAGTGTGTCAAATGTAACATCAAATACAGTGCAATTCACAAATATGGTCACGAGTATTATAACAAATGGTAAAGTTGGTATATCGAAGAGCATACCGGGTGCTACCCTCGATGTAGTCGGAAATGCATATATTACATCAAATCTCACAGTGGATACAACCACCTTCCATGTAGATTCAGTGTCAAATAGAGTGGGGATTGGTAAAACAGACCCAGCTTATACCCTCGATGTTAATGGTACTATTTATGCAAGTGGTGATCTCATTGCATTTAGTGACGAAAGGAAAAAGACGAACATAGAACCAATACCCAATGCACTCGAGAAAGTTTTGCAATTGAGGGGTGTCACATTCGATAAAATAGACGGTGATGATCGTAGACATGCAGGTGTCATCGCCCAAGAGGTTGAAAAGGTATTACCCGAAGTCGTGTATACTGATAAAGACGGAATGAAAAGTGTTGCCTATGGTAACGTTATAGGACTCCTCATAGAAGCTATAAAGGAGATAAAAGAAAAAATTGGGTAATCATAGATATGAACCGTGACGGACCATTATCACTCGGTGATATTGGAAGTGCATTTGGTGATTCACCGTCACATTCACTGAGTGAATTGTATCACGACAATCCTTATTATACAGATGCACCAAGTTCTGGTGAAATTTCTATAGGTGATTTCATAAATACTTCAGCTGGTGTACAGTATGGGCAGGTATTAGTAACCCCTGGTGTAGTTTATACCGTGTCATTTCCTGGTGAGTTTAGTGATGTACCATGTCTATTTTTTACGCATGTATTGAGTTCAGCAAGTAAAACTGATTACCCGTATATTGAAAGTGTTACCACCACCGGTTTTACTATAAAAAGTATGGGTAATATCGCAGAACGTGTACACTGGTTAGCGGTTATTCCAAATTATCCAAATACAAATACCTATGGTGGATTAAATTTTTCATGTCAGAGGAAAATTATATCAAACGGTAACAGTTTCAGCGTTGACTATGGAAATACAAGCTTCACGAGTGCTCCCGTCATTTTATGTAATATCCAAAATGATAACTGTGGTACAGGCACTAACGCGTTTCATATTAGATGGGATAATACCAGTTTAACAACGACCGGTGTCACCTTATTAACCGAGTACATGTCGCAAGTGAGTAGTACCCAACCTTTACCAGCTTCACCTTCAACATCTGTGGGTGTTTTAGCCATTGAACAAGGAACTGGTAGCAATCCCTTTGTAAAAACGGTTATTTCTGAAGATATAGTTACCCACTCGACATCATATACATTAAATCTAGGGGGTACATACCCAGAGGTTACGGTCATAGGGAATTGTACTATAGATGGCGGAGACGCGTCGGCGGTTGCCATTACAGGTCAGACATCATCATCAGTTACTGTCACCGTTCAAGAGGCGAGCACTCGAGATGGCTCACATACAGATGAAAAAGTATCCCTGATTGCTTTTGGTAAAACCTGTCAAATCTCGGGAGTGAGTGGTGGTACAGCAACTGATGTGACGATTGGGAGTGATACATACCGTATTCACGCTTTCACGACCGTAGGAACTAGCACTTTTCATATAACAGAAACAATGGATTGTGACGTTCTCCTAGTCGCAGGTGGTGGAGGTGGGGGTGGTGTGACAGGTAATGGTGCATCCGGTGGTGGTGGTGCGGGTGGATTGGTTTTTAATACATTTACCGCTTTACAAGGTCAACAGTATACTATTAATGTAGGTAACGGTGGTACGGCTGGTGGTAACGCACTTGTAAATGGTGGAAACGGTGGAAACACAACAGGGTTTGGTCTGACTGCTAAAGGCGGTGGTGGTGGCGGTGGCTCCAGTGACGGCTCGTTATTGTTAGCTGGTAGTGCGGGTGGTTCCGGTGGTGGTGGTGGTGGTGGTGATATAACCCCTAACGGAGCTGGTGGAGCGTCCACACAACCAGGTACGAATAGTGGAGTTACTACAGATGCGGGTTTCGCAGGGGGTGCAAGTGCGAGCCCGTCGGGTGACTGTGGTGGTGGTGGTGGTGGTGCTGGTGAAGTCGGAGATACATTTCAGGGGTACGCTGTAGGAAACGGATACAATATACAAGGAGGTGACGGTCTGAATATGTCTTCCTATTTCACTACAGCATTCGGTGATAATGGATATTTCGCAGGTGGTGGTGGTGCTTTTGCGAGAAACGATAATATACCAAGAGCTGGTGGTCTCGGTGGCGGTGGTGCAGGTGGTTCTAGTGGTAGTGTGAATACGGGTGGTGGTGGTGGAGGTAGAGA